TAGACATCTTGAGCACCCATGGCGACTAATTGCATTAAACCACCACCCATTTTATATTATATATAGAGAAAAAAAAAATAAATTATTAACATTACTATTAATAATTTATTTGATTATACTTTAAACTTTTTGTCTAAACTTTTTTTTAAAAAGTTTGTTTAGTTAGAGTAAGCAAGACCACCCATACCACTCATGATACGGAGGACGTTGTAGTTCATTGCGAATATATTTAATGTACCTGCGCCTGCGTTATTGGCCATACCACTTAATACTAATCTAGCATTATCAATTCTTGAGAAATTGCAAGTTCCAGAAGGTTGATGTTCAGCAGGTTTTAAACAGAATGAGTACATACCGGCACTCGAGGCAGCGAGGGCAAAAGCACCTACTATATCGGTGGCGGCGGGGGACACGGCGGTGTTGGTTACACGGCCGTTAACATTACCAACATGTCTTAAACCACATTCATAAGGTTGAACACCAGTATAATATAAAGCAGATTGTTCAGCAGCTCTATCATGACCGTTTAATTGAAGTTTAGCTTTGTAATCTGTGGTCATACCATTCCAGAATAAAGCTTTAACAGGATGATTAAAAGTTAAAGTAACTGATTTACTTGTATCAGCATTAGCAATTGTTTCACCACCAGTGTGTTGGACTTGTTCAATTAAGTATTCATGTGAAACTTGAGCGAATCTTCTGCGTTCATCAGTATCTAAGTAAAGATAGTTTACTAATAAACCACCACATTTTGCGGCATCAGTGAATTCGGCTACAATTTTAACTTCATGATATTGTAAAGCAATTAAAGGTAAAGCAAGACCAGGATTTCTGTTGAACCAGAATCTTAATGGTACAAAACCATTAGTGGCAGCTAAAGCAACTTTTAAATCACGATTTTCTTCAAATAATTCATCATAAATATCTAACCAAGCATTATAATGTTTATCAATTTTTTGTCCTCCAATTTCAACTTCAACTGATGTTACATGGTCTACAGTTAATGCTTGTCCAGTAGCAGCTGTTAAATAAATTTCTTGAACTAAATCACCATTTCTTGATAAAGTGCAAGTTTTAGAAGCACCAGCACCATTCCATTGTTGAGCAATGGCTTCTTTGGAGAAGTTAGTGTGTCTTCTGTAGACAACTTTGAAGAAGGTAATTTGAGGATTACCTGTAAGATAGACATCTTGAGCACCCATAGCGACTAATTGCATTAAACCTCCTCCCATTTTATATTTTATATACAGAAAAAAATTTTGAATTAAATTTAATTAAAATTAAATTAAATAAACTTTTTTGATAAAAAGTTTTATCAAAAAGTTTTATCAAAAAATTTTATCAAAAAATTTTATCAAAAAATTTTATCAAAAAATTTTATCAAAATAATTAAAGAAATTTTCAGATTAAAACGAAAAAAAAAAAATGTATTATAGTTTTTATTAAACTTTTTGTTTAACCTTTTTTAAAAAAGGTTGTTTAGTTAGAGTAAGCAAGACCACCCATACCACTCATGATACGAAGGACATTGTAGTTCATAGCGAATAACCATACAGAACCTGAACCACTCATATTTAATCTAGCATTATCAATACGTGAGAAATTGCAAGTACCAGAAGGTTGGTGTTCAGCAGGTTTTAAACAGAATGAATACATACCGACATCACCACCAGCAGCAACTGTAGCCCAACCACGAGTTGCAGTTAATGATTTACCAGAATGTCCGAGTCCAGATTCATAAGGTTGAACTAAATGGTAATAATCATGGGGTTGTTCAGCAGCTCTGTCATGGCCGTTTAATTGTAATTTAGTTTTTCCCCAATCTGTTCCAGTCCATAATAAAGCTTTAACAGGATGGTTGAAGGTCATATCAATTGCTCCACCAGCTGTTTCAGCACCAGTATGTTGAACTTGTTCAATTAAGTATTCGTGTGATACTTGAGCGAATCTTCTGCGTTCATCAGTATCTAAATATAAGTAGTTGACTAATAAATCAGCAGATGATAATGCAACTCCTGCCTGTGTGGCTGTGGCAGCGGCGGCGGACGCGCCGGACGCAAGGGCAGCAAGATTAACAGCTGTGTCAGCATGAGCACTAAATAAATCAGATGCGCCACCAAATGTAACATTCACCTTAACTTCGTGATATTGTAAAGCAATTAAAGGTAAAGCAAGACCAGGATTTCTGTTGAACCAGAATCTTAATGGAACATAAGCAGTTACAGTATGGACATCATTCGTTTTATCCGCGACTGTACCTGAACCAGTATTCATTACTGTTCTGTAATCATGGCTTGTTTCAAATAATTCATTATAAATATCTAACCATTGAGAATAATGTTTATCAATTTTTTGACCACCAATTTCAACTTCAACAGTTTTAATTAATGATGTAACATCATCTAATCTAACTATATCTCCATTAGTGTCGACAGTACAGTTTATTGTGGTTCTTAAGTAAATTTCTTGAACTAAATCACCATTTCTGGCTAAAGTGCAAGATACTGAAGAACCGAAAGCGGCTGATCCAGTAAATTGTTGAGCAATACATTCTTTTGAAAAGTTAGTGTGTCTTCTGTAGACAACTTTGAAGAAAGTAATTTGAGGATTACCTGTAAGATAGACATCTTGAGCACCCATAGCGACTAATTGCATTAAACCTCCACCCATTTTATATTTTTATATAAGAAAAAAATTTTGAATTAAATTTAATAAACTTTTTAAACTTTTTAAAAAAAAGTTTTATCAAAAAATTTTTTTTGGATTAACCTTTTCCTAAAAGGTTGTTTTTGTCTAAACTTTTTTTAAAAAAGTTTTTTTAGAATTCTAACTTACATTTTCCTTTTTCAACATGTAAGAAATTAAAATTTACACTATATATATCAACTGGTATTTTTTTATTTATATTTAAATCATTTTTAATATATTCTGTCTGTAAATATAAAAATTTATCATCAATACGTGAAAAATTACATAATCCAGATGGTTGTCGGCTACTTGGATGTAAACAAAAACTATATACATAATATGTTCCATTGGGATCCTGATTTTCTTCCATACGTGTCATTGTATCAGCACTTCCAAGATTACATTCAAATGGTTGTAATAAATGAAAATATTCACCCGTTTGTTCATAAAATAAATCATTATTATTAAAAACAATACGTGCTTTATCTAAAATATATTTATACGGTAATTTCCATATTATATATTTTGATAAATAACTAAAGGTTAATTCTATATTATCATATATTCCATTTTGTATTTCATTTGTTTGATATTGTAATTGCTCTATTAATAAATGGTGTTTGTTTTTCAAAAAATAATTTCTCTCATCTACATCCAAATGAATATAATTTGCTGATAAAACAGCCTTATTTATTTCAACACTTGATATTATTTTATTTGATAAAAATACATCAGATTGACTATTTGTTTTTATTTTTATATTTACGTCACTTCTATACAATGCCGAAATAGGTAATGATGATTGTGTATGTTTAGTAAAAAAGAAGCGTAAAGGAATATATAATTGAATTTTTCTATTAAACATTTTTGGAGTAATGAATTTCAATTCATTATTTATTTTATGTAAGGTCTCATCATTATTAAATAAATTATTATACATTAATAACCAATTTGTATCATGTTTTTCTATTATATATTCATCAATCTCAAAAGTTATTTCTTTTATAAACCTTGTTAAATCTTCTTTTAAAAATCGCACATTAATATAAAATGAATTATCGGTATCATAGGTACAACTTAATCGTGTTGTTGTAACGTATGTTAAATCTAATATTTTTGAACCTGAATCATATAAATTAATATCTGAACCAATTTCAGTAATTTTTAAGTTTGAAATATCACTTGTTATTGTATAGATATAATTATATAAATATAAATCTTGAGTTCCAGATGAATTATATTCATATAAAACAGCATTTTTTGTAGAAGAAAAAGTAGTTCCAGAAATTGTTAAATCAAATGTATCTGACACATTTACTTTTATATTTAAATTTAAATACATATCCTGAATTAAATCGGCATGAACTGGTAAATTAGCATATGTATCTTTATTAAAATCTAATGGAGCCTCGAAATAAACATCCATTAAATTTTTACTGTAATTACTATAGGATTTGAAAACACTCTTAAAAAAAGATATCTGAGGATTTCCAACGAAAAATTCAGATTCTTTTCCTAAAAATTTTAATTGTAAAAGACCTCCACCCATTTATATTAATAAAATAGAATTAAAATTTTAAATAAACTAATGCCTTTATTAAACTTTTTAAGAAAAAGTTTTATCAAAAAAAAAGGTTATAATATATTATTTTTGGATTAACCTTTTTTAAAAAAGGTTGTTTAAAAAGAAGTCTCATATAATTTCCCTTTTTGTAGAGTATATAAATTATAATTAATAGCATATATATCTACATATCCTAGAGCAGAAATTCTTTTCGAATCTGTAAGAATTTTTAATTTTCCATAGATTATACTAGTAGGGTTAGCATTAGATATTTTATGACAATAATATAATTCTGTATATGTTTCATCATCAACTAACAATGTATTATC